ATTAAATCTGCCTCTGGCTTTTCTTTTAGTAAGTTTAGGCAGGGTATCCTTAGAGAAGATGATCCTTTTGGTTACATAGCTCAGTTGGCTGCTTATGAAGAGGCAGAAGGCACTGCTAACTCTGGTTTTTTAGTTATCAATAAAGAAACAGGTGAGCTTTGTTTTCATGAACCTGAAGATTTAGACAAACCAAATATGTCACAACACATCAAAGATCTTAAGCACAAATTAGACTTGAGCAAACCCCCTGAACTTTGTTACCCACCAGTGGCTGAAGGTAAGTCAGGCAATATGAGAATAGCTAAGAACTGTGCTTACTGTTCTCATAAAAAAGAATGCCATAAAGATTCTAATAACGGTAAAGGATTGAGGGCTTTTAGGTATGCTAAAGGTCTTGTATACTTTACTAAGGTACGAGCGCAACCAAAGGTAGATGAAATACATGAATGGTAAACAATCAAAGAAAGCTAATGTAAAAGCAAAAGAAATTATTATAGACTGGCTTATTAGTGTTGTACCTGAAGAAGATGCACACAAGATTACCGCTGAAAACTTCAGTGATTTTCTACCAGAAGATAAATATTTCATTGCTAAAAAATCAAAGTGGGTTTCTTTTTATACAGTACGCTGGGCTAAAAAGAATATTAAAAAATTAATGAACAAGGGCTACGATGTTTCATCCATAACCCTGAAGGATATAGAGTGGTCGGGAAAATAAAATCAGGAGCACGTAAGCGTAGAGTTGTTAGACCTGCCGAGAAAGGTGTCATTAAAGGATATGACTCTAACTGGGAGTACGAACTACATACTGGTATCTTAAAAGAATGGGACATACATTCTGATACAGTTGACTACATTATTAAACATACCTATCACCCTGACTTCATAAAAAAGATTGGTAAGAATACAATCTTCTTAGAAGCTAAGGGTCGTTTCTGGGATCATGCAGAGCACAACAAATATGTATGGGTTAAGAAGGCCCTGCCTAAGAATATAGAGCTAGTCTTTTTATTTGCAGATCCTTCAGCACCTATGCCGCAGGCTAAGAGAAGAAAGGATGGCACTAAAAGATCTCATGCAGAGTGGGCAGAAGCCAATGGATTTAGATGGTACAGTGTCTATAGCATCCCTAAAAAATGGATTGACAGCTCTTGTGTCATAACTGAAAACCCAGACTACCCAGAGGAGTTGGAATGAAACAAAGCACTAAGAAAAAATTAAGTGTAGATGATGCCAAGCCAGAAGAGTGGAACAATACTAGGTGGCTGCAACAAGAAAAAAGAGAAGATTTAGTTAACAACCCTGCTCATTACAATAAGGGTGGTATAGAATGTATAGACGGAATTCAAGCAATGCTAACAAAAGAAGAATTTATAGGCTACTTACGCGGGAACAGTCTGAAGTACCGCTGGAGATTTCCGTACAAAAACGGAATAGAAGATTTAAAAAAAGCAGACTGGTACGAAAATAAATTGCTAGAGGTTTTAGGGAGTGATGGATAAAAATTACCTAGACAGAAAATCTGAACGCCGTGACAGGTATAATAAAAAATACAAAGGCAAGGCTACAAAGTCTCAGAAAAACTTTAAAAGTTTAAGAACTGACGAGCTTAATCAGCAAGAAGCTAAAGAGGATATACAAGATGCAAAAGAAAGAGTTTGAAATTTTTAGTGGTATGATGTACGCTGAATACTGTGATGAACATAAGTCAGACACCAAGCAAATGAGATACCTAGAATATACAAAGCTATATAACACGTTTTTAAAAGAGGAGTTTGAAAAAAGAAATGGATCAATATCAACAATACATACACAAGAGTAGATACGCACGTTACTTAGATGAGGAAGGACGCAGAGAAACGTGGGCTGAAACAGTCAATCGTTACCTTTCTTTCTTTGTAGAGCGTAATCAACTAGGTGCTTCAGAAGCCGAAGAGCTTTTTAATGCTATCGCTGATCAAGAAGTAATGCCCTCTATGCGCTGTATGATGACAGCAGGGCCAGCCTTACACCGTGACAATGTTGCAGGCTTTAACTGCTCTTATCTTCCTATCGACAGTCCCCGCTCCTTTGACGAGCTTATGTATATCTTGTTGTGTGGTACAGGAGTAGGATTTAGTGTTGAGCGAGATTACGTAAACAAATTACCAGAAGTAGCCGACAGCTTCCATGACACTGACTCCACGGTTGTGGTTTCTGACAGCAAGGTAGGCTGGGCAAGTGCCTTCAGAGAGCTTATCAGCCTCCTGTACGCCGGTAAGATTCCTAAGTGTGACTTGACTAGGGTACGTCCTGCTGGAGCTAGACTGAAGACCTTTGGTGGCAGAGCCAGCGGCCCACAGCCTTTAGCAGACCTGTTTAATTTTACTGTTGATCTGTTTAAAGTTGCTACAGGTCGCAAGCTAACGTCACTAGAGTGTCATGACTTAGTATGTAAGATTGCTGACATTGTTGTTGTAGGTGGTGTAAGACGCTCTGCTCTGATCTCACTGAGTAACGTAACTGATAACCGCATGGCTAACGCTAAGAACGGTGAGTGGTACTTGGGTAACGGTCAACGTGCATTGGCTAACAACAGTGCCGTGTACTCTGAGAAGCCTGACTTTGATACTTACTCCTCTGAAATGAAGCGTCTGTATGATTCTAAGTCTGGGGAGCGTGGGATCTTTAGTCGTGTTGCAGCTCAGAAAGTAGCAGCTCGTAACGAAAGGCGTGACGCTACATATAAGTTTGGTACTAACCCATGCTCTGAGATTATCCTACGCCCTTATCAGTTCTGTAATCTATCAGAAGTTATTGTTAGAGCAGATGATACAGAAGATACCCTTGTAGAAAAGGTGCGGGTTGCTACAATCTTAGGAACTCTTCAATCTACCATGACTGACTTCCGTTACCTACGTAACATCTGGAAGAAGAACACAGAGGAAGAAGCTCTTTTAGGGGTGTCTATGACAGGCATCATGGACTGCAAGCTAACTAATGGGTCAACAGGAGAACAGGCTTTAGGGCGGCTCTTAGAGACTCTTAGAGACGTTGCAATACTTACCAACAAGGATTGGGCAAATAAGCTAGGAGTTAATCAATCAGTTGCTATTACTTGCGTTAAGCCTTCAGGGACTGTATCTCAGTTAACTGACAGCGCCAGCGGTATTCATCCAAGGTTTAGTGATTACTACATTAGGACTGTACGAGCTGATAAGAAAGATCCTCTGGCTACAGCAATGATTGACAAGGGTTTTCCTCACGAAGAAGATGTAATGAATAACTCTAACTGGGTATTCAGCTTTCCTCAGAAGGCCCCTAACAAAGCGATAACAGTAGAAAGCATGGGCGCTATGGAGCAGCTTAGGCTCTGGAAGACCTATCAAGACCACTGGTGCGAGCATAAACCCTCCATGACTTGTTACTATAACGACGATAACTTCTACTCTGTGTGTCAGTGGATCTGGGAAAACTTTGATAGCGTCAGCGGCATTAGCTTTCTTCCTGAAGCAGAGCATGTATACAAGCAAGCTCCTTATCAGAAGATAGATAAAGATACATATCAAAAACTTTTAAAAGAAATGCCTAAAGACATGGAGTGGGACATTGAAGAAGCAGATGACAACACTGAAGGCACTCAGACACTTGCTTGTGTTGCAGGAGTATGTGAGATATGAAGGAAGGTAATTTAATTTCCTTCAAGGTTATAATTGATGAGCGGGGAAGGCTAAGTACAGAGCTTAGTTTTTTCCCTGACTCTGAAATCACAAACGTATTTTCGGATATATATACTCAAAGTTATATTCGTAATATATTAAGAGAGGCACACGTTAAGTTAGATCCTTTACATGAGCATTTAGAAAAACAATTACAGGCGCTATAACATGGAAGAAATATTTATTACACCGGAAACAAAACTAGCTATGGCCTTGCGTGTCAATTCAGAGATTGTAACAGCCTTAGCCAGCATTGAACTAATGGAAGAGAACATTGAAATTATTACAACTCTTTTACATAAGCACTCATCTTTTGTTTTAGAAGTATCTCAGAAAGCAGTACAAGCAGAGCGCCTAGATGTGAAGGTGGTTAAGTAATTTTACTTCCTAGACTTAGCGCCTGAACACTTCCAACGCTTACGTGACAAGTTGTTGGGAGTATTAGGATCGTTCTGCTTTGCTTTAGATAAACGCTTCTTAATACCTAAACTCCTCGCACAGTAGCTATCTCCTTTAGAAGTTCCCGGCTTAACTCTAGGGCCACCACCTTTAGCTTTACCAGCTTGACCATAGCTAACCTTCTTACCACTAGAAGTTACCTTTACTTTTGCCTTTCCTTTTCTAGGACTTGCCATTTAGAATCTCCTCTTCTTTCTTAGTCATCCAAAACAGTATAAATAATAAAAATGTTACTACAATAAAACGTATCATACCTTTCTATGCTTTTTAGTTTTCCTTGCAATTTTCTTAGGCTGTGCACTGTGTTGCTTACCTGCCTTAGTATCCTTACGCTTTTTTGCGCTTGTCTGAGCATACTCAGCAGAGCTTAGAGACTCTCTAGCCTTCTTAGGTAAATACCGTTCACCTGTTTTGCTAGACTTCTTACCAGACTTAGTACCCCAGTCCTGAGCTGTCCAAGCTTTTAAAGACTTCTGTGGTTTTCTAATAGCCATTGCTTGCACTCTCCTTTATACAATTTTAAATATTTTAAACGCTACGTAGAGTACAAAAGGAAGAACCACTAAAGCGCCTGTTCCCCACAACAATGCTGACCCAAGTAACGCTAAATCAGCCGCTCTCTTTTGCTTACGCAAACGCTCTGCTCGTTCTCTTTTTTGTTTACATTCAGACTGAAACTTTAACCAGTCCTCATACATATCTGGACGACCAGCATAAACCATGTGGTCTTTGAGCCATGCTTCCTGCTCTTTAATCTTTTCTAGCTCCATAAAGCACTGAAGCTCATCAGAGCCTCCAGAGCGATCAGCCTTTTTAGCTATTGCAGATTTGTTATCAAAATATTTAGTGGCTTGTTCTGCTACATCGTAAAGCTCTTTACCGTTTTCTAATGCTCCTTTGATGACTTGAAATGCTGCATTCGCTGCTGCAATTTCAATTAGCATTACTTGTACCCCCCACCTTTAGCTTTGTATTGTCTAGCTAACATCTGCGCCTTACGTGCTGACCACTGACCAGCTTTACCGCCTTTAGTCCCAGCTTTAATCTTATTAAAAAGATTCTTACGCATGGTAGGCTTAGTATAGTTACCTGCTTTATTAACCGTAGATTTTTTATCAGTCATTTTTTTTATTCCATAATTCAAACAGGACACGAACTTTTTCTTTTATAGTTTCAATATCGCCATGCATCTTGGCTAACACAATTACTAAAGTAATAAAGCCCATGAATATAGGCCAAGTAGAGTTGATGAACTCCATAGTTGTCATCACTTATCCCTGTGTACTGAGTTCTTTTTCTCGTAGCTTCTCATTGCACCTAGACCAAGCATACCCATTAATACAGGCATCATAGTCTCCAAAGGAACCAGAGGTATAACTATGTCTAACTCAAGTAGAGCCAAAACAAAGTTACTAAACGGGATGGTAATAAAGTTACCAAACATTCCCAAGCCACATGTCCAGCCAATAAACGGTCGCCAGCCTGACACGAACAGCGACTTGTGAGCAGCTTCAACTTTGTTGACTTCTACCTGTGCCAACGCACTTTCT